AAAACTATATTTCCAGTAAATCCTTCATTTAATCCATTATGAAAATAGTATTTTGTTACACCTAAAGCAGATGCTACCTCGCTAACAAATTCAAGTTCAAATAATTCAATAATTTTATCAGGTGCAAAGGTATTTAAATCTTCAAAAATACTACTTATAGCAGTCCAAACAACAGTATTGTCATCTACAGTAGAACCTATATCTGTTCCAAAAGGTGGTTCAGAACTTCCTGTAGTTCCTGCTGTGGTGCATTCAAAAACAAGTCCAGTTGGAACAATTCCAGAGGCGGCTCTTACAACAGTTCCTAAAGTAACAACTGTATTAGCAGTCCAAGCAGAATAAGCCATTATGTTTCAAATACCTCTTCATATCTTGTTCTTATTGTTGCTATATTTGCATAATTAATATCTTTTTTCCACTCTTTACATATAAATTTTTTCTGACCACTTAATGTTATAGATACGTTTCCATTTGTTGTACCACTTGCTGTTGTAATAACTGTAAAAGTATTTTGGTCTACAGATGTTGCGACAATATAATCACCATCAGCAGCAGTGCCACTAGTAAAATCAATAGTAATTTTATCGCCTACAGCTATTCCATGATTTGCAATAGTAATTGTGACAGTATTACCTGTTCTAGAATATGTACCTGTGCCTGTCTTGCCTTCTTGTGGTGGTGTAAAATTAAAACTTTCTTGAGTATCACTTACAGTTCTCAAGAATGCTTCTAGTACATCAGATTCTTCTTCAGTTATATTTTCAAAAGCAAAATTATATATTTCTGGATTTTGATTTAATCCATAAGTTAATCTTTGTTGAAAACCATCACCAAAAACAACAGTGCGGACTTTAGGTGTTGTTTGTTTTTGAATTGGAAATGATGGAACAATGTTTGGATGAGTAGCCATAATTATGCTCTAGATAATAGTCCTCCAGCCCTTTGCTGTTTAACAAGTTCTTGCTGTACAGCTAATCCTATCAATTTACCTAATTGACTAGACTGTGAATCATCACCTTGCACCTCAGTACCAGATGCATCAACATTAACAACAATATTATTAGATGAGCCAGAAGCTTCAACTCCTAAGTTGCCAGAACGACCACGTTTAAGAGGTAATATTGCTTCTGGTGATCCAGCTTCTCCCATTAAACCTAAGTTACCAGCACCTCCGTAACGGAAAAATGTTGGTTTCGTTACAACACCGCCTTTTGCATATGGAATAACACCATTTGCACCAAATGCATTACCTTTTGCATTTTTAAGAAAAGGAAAAATACCCCCAAAAACATTTAACATAGCTTGACGTATTGCAATTCTTGTTAAATCAGCAAGAACAGATCTTGTAAATTCTGCAAAATTTAATTTACCTGTCATAACAAATTTGACTAAAGCATCTTCCATGCCTTGAAATGCATTTTTAACTGCACCTTGTATTTCTTCTGCTACACTTTTTATTGAATTAAAGTATTCTTTCATACCATCCTTTATTCCAGAAAATACAGTAGCAGTATTATTTCCTAAATCTTTAAGACCATTATTTATATCATTTATTCCATCTTTCGCTCTTCTTGCATTTTCTACGAATTCATCAAATTTTGGTGTACCAAATATTTCTTCTAATGTTAAATTGCCTTTACCTTCAAAAAGTTTTGTTAATTCATCTTTGTAATCAAATACTGGTTGTAGAAAGTTTTTTATACCTTCTTGGTTACCCTCACTAAGTTTTATTCTAAAGTCAAAGTCTTGGAAATTTTGTATTGCACTTCCTAATACTGGTATTTTTTTAAATGCTTCTAATGTATCGCTAAGAGCGTCCAACATTGCATTAACCATCTCAGCAACCTTATTAAATGCCTTTCTTATATTGCCAACAAAAAAATTAAAGCCTCCAGATACAACACCAAAAATATCTGATGTTATTTTCCCTAAAACACGACTAACACCTTGAAAAATATTAACAATATCTGTAACACCTTGTTTTACAATATCTACATTATTATTAAAAAATTTCAATACATTTGTTGTAGCATCTTGAAACAATGCACCAATATTTGCGAATAGTCCACCAAAGTTATCTTTTAAGTTAGAAAACTCTGTAGCTAATCTATCTCCTGCAGCAGCGGGTGATGTTGCTAAGATTTTTGCATTTTCTCCATATTCATTAAATAAATGCTTACTAAAACCTAAGAAATCATCTAAAGTAACTTTTCCTTGCTCTAATGCCTTATCTAACTCAGCAGGTGTTTTACCCATAGAAGCAGCAAATAATGTAAAAGCTCCTGGTAGCCTTTCACCGAGTTGTTGTCTCAATTCTTCGGCTGATACCTTCCCTTTTGAGAACACTTGTGCGGTTGCAACCATTGCTGATCGCATATCTTCTAATGATCCACCAGTACCTCTTATACCAGAGGCAATCGATTCAAATACATTTTGCGCATCTTCAACAGACTTTCCAGCACCAACAACCGAGGCAGTAAGCTGCGTAAATTGTCTTACTATTACATCTTGAGGAATAGCTAACTCTGCACTTGTTTTAGCTAAAAATTCTTGTGCTTTATTATATTTTTCTGTGTCATCAATAACTAATTTTAATGCTAGTCTTTGTTTTTTTAACGATGCGGTGTAATTAGCAACCTCTGCTAATGCACCTGTAAACTGTCCAACCTGTGCACCTACAACTCCCCCTGTAACTGCTCCAGGCAAGCCACCAAAAATGCCGCCAATAGTTGCTCCTATTGCACCCTCTGCCCCACCAAAAATACCAGCCGCACCAATAGCACCAGCAGTTCTTGCAGCACCACCTAATCTGCCACCAATACCACCTCTATTTCTTCTTTGCATTTTTGCTAATTGTTTATCTAATTTATTTGCTTCCCTAGTTGCTTCTCTAAATTCTCTACTTGTCATATCTACATTTCTTGCTAATTGTCTATATGAACTAGCTAATGCTTGAGTTTGATTTATAGAACGACCAGCATTACTAAATTGTTGTTTTAAATTGTTTCGTAATTGTTTAGATGCATTATTACTTAATTTTGTTGTATCTGTTAATTTTTTTAAACTACTTGTAAGTCCACGCAGTTTTTCTGTACCCTCAACCCCAACTAATACTTTTAATTCTGTCTTATTAACAGCCATTATTTTTTATCCTTTTGCATTAATTTCAAAGCTTCGTATTCCATTACCTGTATTCCTTCAAACATAGCAAGAGAATCTTCTACTGTATATATTTTACACAAATATTCTAAAGATTTATAGTTTATTCCTGTAAATCCACTCATACTTACATACCATTGAGTAGATAACTTAAAAAACATATTTACAATCTGTCTATTCTCCTCCCAAATAATTAAATCTTTTTTTATTTGATTATCAACAGCGGCTGCGATTTGTTCTGGTGTAGCACCAAATGCTTCTAATGCTTTTTGTCTATCATCTATAACCTCACCTTCATACCAATATTTCGCAGCCTCTTTTAGTTTTTTTCAGAAGCTCCTTTCATACTTGCTGCATAACTCTCTATTATGCCTTTAACCATAAAATGATTATTTAATATTGCTTGTAAATTATCTTCATTATATTCAAATTCATTACCATCCTCATCCTTGATACCTGACCAACCTAGCAGAATAGTTCTAATAAAATTTTCATCACCAGAATCTATTAATTGATCGAAATCTTTACGACTAACATTTTTAAAATTAGCCGTAAAAGTTTCTTTCTTAAACTTACCTTTGTAAGGTGTTTCAATAGTTACTTCCCAATCGTACTCAGTAACTTTTTTAAAAACTAATGCCATAAATTAAGTCATTACTAGTGTTAACTCATTATTACCAGCAGTAGTTGGTTTTGCCAAATATGGTAAGTTTAGTGATCTCACACCATTTGTGTCACCATAAGTTATACCGGTTATGTCTGTTTGAGGAACATTTACAGTAACAATATTACCTGCGGTTGCACCAAGAACAATTTGTGAATTAGCAGTTGCAGTATCTCTAGCTCTTTGGAAGTAATCAGTAGAGGATCTAACTGGTGCTTCAATTACAGCAGTACCACCTGGTACACGATCTACAATCAATACTTCTTTACTTGATACAGTTTCTTTATATGTAACTTCATTATTTAATGCTAAATCGAATGATTCGATACGTTGTGAAGTTGCACCATGTAAAGTAGCAGTCGTTATGTTTGTATTGTTAACTTCTAATGCAGCAGCTTGATTTGCAACTGTAAAAGTACCTGACATTGCTGTACTATCAGGATCGTTATAGATTCCTGTAAATTCAAATTGTATTGAAGCAAATTGACCAGCAGCCATTGTTATAGTTGCTGTACCTCTACAACCTGTTATTAAATGGCGTGTACCATCATAAAAACAAAGTATTGTACAGCTTGAAAATGATGCACTAACTGGAGCATAAGTAACACTTGTAGATGCAACTATTGTTTCTGATAGTCCACAACTTTTTAACAAAGGTGATAATGCTGAAGCAGTGCCTCTTGTACCACTTCCAGATAGTTCAGCACCGAATGATACCAATACTCTTTTGTTAGCAAGTATTGTACCTCTTGTACTGTTACCAAGGAAACCTTGAAATGTAGGTACTTCTACATTGTCATTATCCATTGGTGTTACTTCTATATCAGTAACTTGAATAGCATTTGAACCACCTACAGGAGAGGGATTAGTCCCATAAGATGATTCAATCTTTGCTAGTAGTGTCGTTTTTCTTGTTAGTGCCATTGTCAGTGGTGGAATCGGTTTCTGGTACTAGTGTAGTTTCTCCTGAGTCAGGGTCAAACATATATGTTCCACCTTGACCTGGGTTAGGTACTTCAGTAGTTAGTTTAGCCATAATTTAAGGTGATGTTAAATCAGTTCTACTTGTACGATAACGTACAATGAAATCCTGACTAACTATACCCAAAGGTACATCGGCCTCAACCAAGCTAAAATCTGTACGATCTGGCGTTAAATCCAAAGCATACCCATTTATAGTTTGGTCAGCCATTAATTTTAAATGCACCTGTTGGGTGTATATGTCAGAATCATCATCAGGTGATGTTGTTCTGACTATTGTTGATATTCTAACGCGCATTGTCCAATCTAACTTATCAAAAAAGTTTGTATCTGTTGGTTGATCTTCTACAGGTTCGATAATTACTGCTGGACTTTCCCCACGAGCAACTGGCTCAACTCTTGATCTATAAACAGTCGCATTACTAATACTATTAAGATTTGTTTTCATTCTTGACAATATTAATTCTCTTCTTGTATCTGCCATTAGACCTTACTTAATAATAATGTTGTAAAGCTACCATCATCTATTAACAAATTTTCTCTAACTGTAAAATTAGTTGAATCAACAGTTATAGCAGTTCCTCTTGCAGCAGTAGTTACATCAGATGTTTTTGATGTCAATAAATATTCGATTGATGTAGCCATACCACCACCTATTATTTCTGTTGGCTTATCAAGAATTCCTAGAAAACTAGCTCCAGAACCTATCTGACAAGTTTTACCAAAATCATTTAAGTAAATATTTAGTGTAGTTGCATCTTCAGTTAATGGCATTTACTTTTTTTTTGCTATTGGTTTTTTAGGCTTTGGTGCTTCTACAGGAGCTTCCATAACTTTTCCCATAGAACTTAACAATGCATAATCACGATCACTGATGTCATATGTGCCGCCAGCTTCTAATGCAGAACCACTAGCACATACATTTTCTAAACACTTTACTTTCATAAAAAAAAAGGGGGTG